GGGGGAGAAAAGTCGGCAACAACCCGGTGGTTGAGCAGTGGTACGGTTAGCACTGTGACCGTATAACCGACAATAAATTGGTATGCTGAACGCCATATTGTGGCGACAGGTTTGGACATCAAACCAAGCGTTAAGCACACGTTTAATACAACACCAGCAATTACGATGGCACAAATGATTGCCGCAACATAATACCATTCTGGACATTTAGTTTCGTCCTCGCTATTGGAGTAGTTAGCAGCCCAAACCTGTCCCTTCGTTAATGGTAACATGGCGGTAGCGGTTGCTGCAACCTTCCAACCCGGTTTGGTGGTGGCGCCTCTCCAATTTGAAGACCTGGACGCACGTTTGGAATCGCGCGATCCGTGGAAATTGGAAGCTCTGGACGTACGTTTGAAGTTGTCGCGACCATGAGTATGCTGTCCTGGTTTGGCGTCACGTTGCTTGGCAACGACTGCTTCAGACCTCCTAACTCGGTATTTTCCGGTTTTGACGTGTTGGCGTGGGGGACCAGCAACCTTCTTGAATATGGAATTAGTCTCTGATGATGCCATGGTGGCTATTCTTTCCCCACACTCAGGATCATCAAAGAACTTTGGGTTGTCCTTCAAATATGCGTCTAAGTCTCTTTCGTCTACCTGAAAATAGGGTTCTTTTGATTCCTCTTCTCTCTTGCCTTCCAGATCACAGTCATCACTGTCGGCCTCACTGATGGTCATGTTGCCGAACAACTCGTTCATGGGTTGGCGTAAGGGCCCTTTGGTGGGCTTAGCATGACATGGCCACGCGGGGTCCATCCAAGGACTAGACGTGAATGGATTGATTATGGGAGCTGGGGCCGTTGGTAAAACAGGTGGTGGAGGTGGGGGGGCGGGCGGATGGAATATGTCTCCGTCACATTCAGTTCTCAGTTTCACTTCAGGGTCGTTGACTTCCTGGAACGATCGACCAGCAAGTATTTCGTTGATGCTGGTGCAAGAGTCTATCCAAGAGTTGAAACCATCAATGTCAAATGCAGGTAGTGATAGCATCGCATAAGGTTCCATCCAGCCGTTGTTTTCGTTAGGATATTGGTTTTCTATTTCCTTGTTGAGCGACCAGATACGGAGGTAGTCAGTGGTCGGGTAATTCTCTGACATGGCCATAACCTTTGTAACTAGAGGTCCGATAATAGGCGTGTGCTTGTCTGAGAGGAAGTAGGCACGACATTTCTCAATTAGTTTCATCCTAGGCGTCACGTTTGCCGGTAGCTTCGTGGTAGC